GCCATTGCGATAAATAGCAGCACCCATTCCATTACAAACCGATCCTTTCCCGTAAGCCTTCCGGCCCTTCAGCCATAACAATATCATTAACATCCATGCCTTCAGGCATAGACACGACGATAGCCACGTCAATGGCATGCACTATTTTCTTTGCTAACTCTTGACCGGCAGCGTCCCCGTCAGCAAGAACGAAAACCTTACGGTAGTCTTGGAAGGCACGCCGGTATGAAGCCTGCCAAGTCTGGGCACCGGGAACCCCGACGGCTGGTATGCCACAGATAGTTGATGCCACTATCGCATCCATTTCACCCTCACATATGGCGATATGTTCACTGGGTTCGTTGAAAGCGTTCACGTTGTACATGTGGGACTTGGCACCGACCCGACTGAGGTACTTAGGGTTAGTGTTAGCGTCAATGGAACGAAAGCGCATCTCCACAACCCCACTAGGGGTCACGTAAGGGATGCTGAGACGGCCTATCATGGCTTCGTGACCTATCATTGGGTGGGACACGAACCCTAGCCTGTGTTTGGCTGCTGCTTCTTTCGTTATGCCACGCGAGGTGAGATAACGACCTGCTTCATCTATCTGTTGCGAGTAAGTTTCGGTGGCTGTCTCAAGTGCCAGTCTTGCATCGTTGCTTAACATCATGACTTATCTCCTGAGGCGTGGAGGCTTGTAGGATCTAGCCCCTCGCTTGTCACGAGCACCGCCACGCCCTGAGATGGATGGCATTTCATTGCCTGTAATCTCTTCGCATCTAAGTTTTGCTTCATTGAAACTTACTCCCTCATAAATTGTTACGATATCTATCGCGTCACCTTTGAACTCGCAGGCGTGGCAGAAAATAAACTGAGCCTCTTCACTAATGCTCGCAGAGTTGTGCTTGTCCCCGTGCTTCTCGCACTTGATCGACTGCCACCCACCTCTAGGTGCAGGTAGATCCCATCCGAAAAATTCCAGTACAGGCCAGATCGGGAACTTGGGTACTTCACTGCTAGTCGTTCTCATTGAGTGTCTCAACAGTATCGTTCATTAAGTATAAGTCTTTCAGTTTGTTCATCATGGCCTCCTCGCCAGTCTGAGCAGATCAACGAACGTTTCGTTGGTCATCATTATATGTGACGAACCTACGCTGTGGTTGCGATTCTTTCTAGCCACCACGCCGATGGTTGGTGTTTTATATTTGTCTTCGTAGTGTTCCGCTTCAACTTCAGCCTGCCTAAGCCACTCATGGTAGGCGTTAGCCTTCACATCCTTGGCTTCAACCACCACAACAAGGTCGTTGATCTCTATGGCTAGGTCACCAATGTCTTTAGCCCCGGCACGGGGTAAACGTCGTGCCTTGAAGCCTTGATCGTTGTAATAGTTCTCTAACGCTGACTCGTACAGTGATCCTTTACGTTTGTTTGCTGCACTCATGCTGCATCAACCAACTGCATGCACTCAGGGTCATAGTTCAACCACACTGCATCAGTCCCACCGGGACTGGCCTTACCGTAACGATTTTTAACTGCACAAGCAGCCATCAACCCTTCGTTCTCTGACGATATGGTGACCACTAGGCTGGGTGTCTGCGAGATCTTGCCATGCAAAGCACTGCGAGGTGGACACGGGTAACCCTGTGCTGCTTCTGACGTGTGATGCAGTACCAGTATCGCTGCGTTAGTTTCCCTAGCCCACTGCTTAACTTCTTTCATCAAGGTACGCAGGGAACTGAACTCGTCACCGTCACTGAATGAAACGTCAACAGCGTTGTCTATCACTATCAGTTCAGGGTATGACCCTTGCGTTTCAAGGTACACTTCGATCTCTTCATCAAGATCCTTGAGTGTAGGGCTGGCATCGAAGTTCCATTTGATGTGGGACACGTTGTCCAGCAGCATCTTGGTTGCCCAGTCAGGGTTCTCAACCATCGCTTCTTCCATCACTGACTGTGGTTGACCCGTACTCATGCTGAGTGAACGGATAGCCATGGTTGTTTCGTGACTGTCAGCGCTGGTGTATAGAGTAGGTACACCAGAGCGTAGGGCTATGGCCAAGGCTAGCGTGGACTTACCTGATCCCGGTGGGCCAGCAATCATGGATACTTCACCGCGACGAATGGAGATTGACCTGTCTGACCATGACTTGAATGGCATTGGTATTGCCATGCCTCCACGTTTAACGTTGTGTATTGCTTTGTCTAAAGATCTCATGTGTCCTCCTTCAGGATTAGAGTGAGCAGTTTACACGGCCTCATGCTCAGGAGGGGAACCAACCTAGAAGGAGGTTAGGCTGGAAAGTTGTTGAACTCTGGTGTTCCACGGTTCAGGAAGTTCGGGGCGCATTGACCCGGTGTTCCCTTAGGGGTCGGGCACATCCATGCTTTCCATGGACCCTTAGCACTAGCACCACTGCGAGCAGTCATTGGACCGTGAGCACAGTTAGGTACTGTTGCTGAAGTGAACGGGTTAGCATCGAACCCTTGTGCTGGTGGTGGTGTTGCTGCCACTGGTGCGGGTGGTGCAGCCTCATAGAAAGGTGCCAACGGTGCAGCATTACCAACGGCTTTAGCCAGTTGAATTGCTTCAAGGTCACCGGCAAGTTCATCAATAAGTTCTTGACGTGCCTCCCGGTATTCTTCTATCGAGTAACCTTGAATGGTTCTCAAACTGTCAACTACTTTAACCGTCAACTTATGACGTGGTTCTGTATTCATTGTGTTGCTCCTTCGGTTAGGTCCGCATCAAAGTCTGGTGCGAATTGTTTATTTCCACGAGTGTAGCACATGTCTTTTACTTCACAGTAATCGCACCAGTTGTTCGTGTTGGGAATGAAAATATTCTGGTCGATTGACCGCTTCGCGTCACGCAACCAGCGTGACACCATCTTGGGTGAGTAATCATCTAGTTGATAGATGGTGTCCAGCACCCCTTTGCGTGCCATCCAATACGACCCATACTCTGGTGCTTCTCCGTATTGTTCTAGCATTGCTAACCGATAGATGGCTAGTTGTAGCCCACTCTTGGGTGGTTGACCTGCCTTCAGGTCGATGATGATTGTCTTGCCGGTATTCGTGTCAACCATTACCCTGTCAATGTATCCTTTGAGGATGACATCACCGGGTATTTGTACCGCCACCTGTAGTTCAATGGCTGGTATACCATCGGGGGTATGCCAGATGTCTAGGTGCGGGTTGGTCATCCTGAAGTTGTACCAGTTGTGAATGAACTCTGGACCCTTGGCTTTCCACCAAGATCCGTCCTCTTTGTTCGGGTACTTCTTGGATTCCCTGCCTCCCGCACGGAACACTGTTCCTTCGGGCTTGGACGCTACGTCCTCGTCGAAGTACCTGTGGAACTCTGCTAGACCTGCCTCATATGCTCTTGCACTCATGCCTGTGCCTCCTCTTTGTCTTTGAGGAGCATCCAGTCAATGGCTTCGGAGCCAGCGTGAACAGCGGAACCACCCGTAAAGTACCAAGCAGCGTCACTGTAGTCAACACCCACGATTTTCTTGAGCCGATACTTTTCTCCACACTCAACAAACATGGTGAAGGAAGAGTACGACAGGTAGGGTAGATCGGATAGATCTACCGGGACTTCCGTTATTGTTAGTTGCTTTTCCATGTACCGAAACCTAGTCCTCAATGGGGTTGTTGTCAATGCGACACGCCGAGCGTGTCTAGTTCCAGCCTGTCGGGTTCGTGTGCTATGGTTGTCGGGCGGGAAACCGTGGGGCGGAAACTTCAATGACGTGACGGTGAAACACCAGAGCCGAAGAGGATGTTTCTCCTACCCTACTACGAGATTTTATCGTGGGGGGTAGGGGGGCGTTTCTTTATTCGGTTCCGGTGAGGGTGTGAGCAACAAGCGAACACCCGAACGTTAGGGGGTTCTGTGCGTTATCGTATTACTTAGATACGTTTAAGTACGTAAACATTCGTACGTAAAAACGTACGTATGGTATTATGTAATACACGTGTTACACATAGCAATTTACACGATACGGTAAACCGTATCATCCATTTTAAGACACGAAAAAACCCCCCTGCACCGAATCATACCGGGGCAAGGGGGTTAACGTCTCTACGTGGCTCTAAATGGCCTGTAAAGGGGCTGTACTGGGGGGTTATTTGCCCCGTATACGGCCTGTTGAAGTGATACTTAGTCGTTTCATCTCACGCTTGACCAAAGCGATGTTAGGAGTCTTAATAACTAGGTGCATTGGGTCATAGAAGTTCTTGTAGTTGCCACCCCATTCAAGGAGTTTATACTGCCGAAGAAGACGCTTCATGCGAAGAGCCTTGACCGGGTGCTTCTTCCACCACACATTCGACCGTGACTGTGAGCCTTCCTTAGTGGCGTTAAGATCCACCGCTACACCACCACAATGGTCACTGATGGATGAAGATGCCCGACCCTTGCGGGGTGCAGTCCACGCCCAATCATCATAAGTACCCACATCTATCGGTTGAATAACCCTGTGGTATTCTGCAATGAAAGCAACAAGGTACGGTCCAACATCCCTGCGTAAACGCATGTGACGTTTAGTTCCCGGCACCATAAACAACTTCAGTCGCTTATCCGACATGGTGGGAATAACATCCCAACCCTTAATAGTTTTACTCATTGTTACCTTTCCCAAACCTAGGGTTTTCCTTGTTCAAGTAGTCTATCAGCACAACGAGTGCTGGGGGTATGGCAACAACAAGGACAGTGGGTAAACCAAAGTCAGCAATGTTATCCACCACATAAGTAATTGCTGTGGCAAAGAAAATCTTTGCAGCAACACCGACAGGGTTGTCGTTAATGAAAGACATTAAGTCTTTCCAAGTGTTAGAGTTCACGCATTTCCTCCATATCATCTTCAAGTTGAACAACGGCTTTCTTCAAAAGTTTCACATCATCTGCCATGGCATCAAACTTGTGGTGCAAATCTGTTAAAGACTTGCCACCATTACTGTTAGGTTGAATCTGGTAGGTTGCTTCCTTAATTTTCTGGTTAATCCACCAACCGAGTGAAGCCAAAAGAAT